ACTTTGCCAACAACACTGAATACTAACTGGGGACTGAACGGATATCACCGGAAATGCTGAACGGGTATCCGCCGGAATATGCACATTTCCTTTGTCTGGTCATATCCGAACTTATGGAAGCGGTAGAAGCAGATCGGAAAGGGAAACATGCGAAAGTTGCAATGTTCAAAGAATGGCAAGGGAATAGCGTTCCATTGACTGAAGAAACTAGGAAAAGGAGATTCATGGAAGACTTTGAGGCATTTATCAAAGGGACTGTCGAGGAAGAACTTGCCGATGCCTGTATTCGTCTGTTGGATTTGGCCGGATTGAGAGGATATGATTTGGATAGCTTTGACTACGAAGGAAGCGATACGGAAGACTATTCCGATATGAGCTTCACGGAGTCCATGTTTAGAATCTGTGTCTATGTCACCGACAACTTCTACAGGGATGAACCATTTATCCTCCTGAATGAGATATTCGCTTTCTGCCGCGATAGAAATATCGACATCTTCTGGCACATCAAGCAGAAGATGAAATATAATGAACTACGTCCGTATAAGCACGGAGATAAAAGCTACTGACCATGAAACACGTATTCTACACCTTAATCATCATACAAGCCCTGTACGAGTTTGTGAAGCTGTTCAGATGTAAATCCTTATACCGACATGTAAAAGTCTTTCAGAAGCTGGATAAGACAGCAAAAAGCTGGTATCTGATGGCGCATCCATGGCTTCATGTTGCATTCTTCATGGATACCATCGGACTTTTATTGCTGGGGATGGGATTGTTTTCAAGCCAGTGGGTGTGTTTCCTTGTTGTCCTGGTCATGAGCTTCAGCCAGATCCAAAAGCTAGGAGCATGGGCGGTGTTCCTGGACAGTCTGGTAACGGTTATCATCTACGCTTTCGCCATCCTGAATGCATATCACTTGGCATAAAATAAAAAAGGGAGCCAGCCCACACGATTAGAAGCCAACTCCCCCACACGATTATGATGCAAATATAAGAATTTCCAACTAAATAAATCGTGCTATGACAAAAGAATTTTCATCAATCGTGGAGTTGAAATCAATACGTGAACAGAAATCAAGATTATCAGAACGCGAGCAGGAGTTATCCTCCCCTATCCTGACTGATTTTTCTCTCATCCCGGAGATTTATGAGTGGTTCAGGGAGATACTTTCCGGGGCAGATTGTCCGCCCAATCCGGAAAGTGTTACCCAGCGAAAGAAGTTCCTCTTCATTGTGTTGTTCTTGTTCGCCCCTAGTGTGCTTGCCGGCGGACGGCTGCCGAACGGTATCCGAGCAGAAATTTCCGGCGTGTTCCCGGATGTTTCTCCGTGTGTAATATCAAACAATATCGCTGATGTTTCCTTTATCTACCAGCAGTATAAGGATTTCCGGCAGGATATAGAGTACCTTTACTGCCAAATCGTAGAAAGATTGAAATCCAAAGGACTAATCAAGTAACAGAATGTTTCTAATGGGGATAAAGTCCCTATGCTTAAATTTTTATGTCTAACAAATTTAAATTTTAAAGCCGAGTCAGAAGAAGAACAAAATCAGGTTGGGAAATAGTTCGACAAGCCGACAGATTAGCTCAACAGCGTTATGGAAGTAACTCTGACAATCCTAATAATCTTGTAAATAGGATTGCAGGCAGGTATCTTGGGAGCTTTAATAGAAGTGGAACCAGTTGGAATACACAAGTTTCAAAACGTACTTACATGGGACTTAATGATGGGTAATTAGTAAAAGAACTAATCAAGTAAAAAAGCCGGAACGTTATGCTTCCGGCTTTTTGTTCACTATCAATTTAGCAATTCTTGAACGAAAGATGTAAATGTTGAGCATTTAACACTTTCTATTAAGTTATTATAATCTTCTTTTTCAAGACAACTCACAAGGGAGGATACATCACTTTCATGTTTGTCATATTTTGATCCAATCAGGCCATAAATATCTCCCATAATTCTTGCTGGATGATAATAGGTAATCTCTGGATCATCATTCTCCAAATCATAATTTAGCTTAGACTTAATAAAATCATTTGACAATGTGCCATCAATACGTTCAAATATGTTAAATCCTAAAAACCATGCTTCAACCTCCATTATTGCAAAATGTAATTTTATATATTGAGCCAGGTTTTTAGCGTCTATTTCCTTTTGAGCTGAATTTCTAAATTTTTCAATTAATTCTAAGTTTATATTTCTTACGCCTCTATTTTTTTTCTTGTAAAAGTCCCCATATACATCTCTTAACCCTATAATCTTGGTAAATCCCTTTTCATGCAATCCATTTGCTCTAGTAAAGATTTTAGATAATACAGAGTTGTCATTACCAACATTTACAAGCATATAATAGTTATGAGCCATTTTATCACCATATTGATAAGGAGCTTCATCCAGATTATCACAAATCAGGTTATAACAATTGATTCCTATATCTTGGTAGTCGTACATCTTTAGAAGTAATTCTCTGACCAAAATTAATTCAGCTTGTCCTTCTACAAAAACTGCTACTTTCTTCATTTTTTATGTCGTGCAATAAAATCAGATGAGAATAAATCAAAATTATTAAGTCCTGTAAATTCAAAATCTTCAAATAATTCAGGAGAATTATATATATTTATTGCAGTAACTTTATCGCCTTTACGTTGTAAAATATTCCAATATTTCAAATCGACAACGTCCATTAAAAAACTATCGTTTGAAGTAGTAATTAATTGTATATTATTTTCTAAACAGAATTTATATAGGTATTTACCTAATTTTATGGATCTATCATAATCTAATCCCTCACAAAAATCATCAATAACAATTGTCTGTGTCTTCTTTTTTTGAGAAACAATATAGAATAAAAGAACAAGAATGTATAGTGTTCTTTGCATTCCTTGAGATAACAATCCTTCCCATAAAAATGTGCTTACATCTTTTTCATTAATCTGTAAGACTCTTATATCAGATTTCTCATCTCCAATTTTTACAATCTTTATTTCGTCAATAGAATAATCTAAAGCATTTAGTTCCTCCTGAACCTTTAGTTTCAAATCATCATTTAATTTTTCAAACATTGGGATAATACTTTCTCCTTTAGACATAGTACTAAATAGGTTGGTACCATTAGGAAACATATTAATCTGATTAAATAATATCCCATATGAATTTTCAGCCCAATTTACTATTTTTTCAATTTGAGGATATAATTTTGTATCTCGTCTTACATTGATTGTAAGTTTATTACTTGGAGGGTTAATTTCGTCGTTAAAAAAGATAGTAGAGTTTTCATTCCTTTCTATTAAGATGTTTTCGTTATGATCAATTAGCTGTTCCAAGGTAATATTCCCTTGAAAACATGCAAATGAATATGTCAATTCTGTATCATTGTCTGAAAAAATAATTTTATAGAAAAAATTATCGTGCTCAGCAATTTCTTTAGTTTGGAGTATAACAGAGACTAAAGAATTTAAGGCTTCTATTGTTTTTGATTTTCCAACAGCATTACGGCCTACGATGAGACTTGTTTCTGACAAATTGAGACCATCTAAAGACCATCCAGGTGTAACATATTCGAGACTTTTCAGTTTCATAATCGTATTAATTATACTAGAATTTTATTTTAATCTACAAAGATACAATAAAGCATTGAATTTATCAAGTGACAGATTTTTATGCTCCCAAAAACTGTAAAGCATAATGGAATAGTTATTTCCAAATATAGTTATATCTTAGTTCGGATTCATCATTCTTAAAACTATATGATACGGAAATTTTATTTATTGTACCATCTTCATTATAAAAGTAGTCATAATATGTCCAAGAATCTGAATATGATTCCTTTTTAGATTTTCTTTGAATACGACCTGAAGAGTCATATTGGTATTCATATTTTTGCTCTAATGATTCTCTCCCTGTATCTCCGTTGATATATGTTTCTTGTAGTAGATTTCCATGTGTGTCGTACTCAAAAATAAAGTTTCCGAACAAAGTACCGTCATTAAGCATTGTCTTTTCTATATAAACGTTATTCCCTTCGTATCTATATTCGCTTATATAGCCAAAATTGTTGCTAACCAAAATGTCTTTTTCTACTGTTTTTATCAATCTTTTTTGACTATCATATTCGTATGTCCATTCTTCATTCAGGTCTCCATCGTCATCATATACCAGCATGCGTGACACGGAATCAAGGTTGTTATATTCATATTTACGTTTTTTTTCAAACAAAGTAAACCTATATTCGTTCATTTCCACTACACGCTTTTTGTCGTCGTATTCATATTTGTAATTGCAATCGATCCTATCATCCAACAAAGCATTATAGTAATTGGTGGTTTTTTCTTGCAATGTTCCGTCTGGATTATAGATATACTGTTCGTATAGTTCTCCATATTCATTTATCTCGCCAAATTTCTTTTCGTGTTCGTTTATTACAATTTCAGACAGAACTTTATTTCCATTATTTCCTCCGGGCTCTCCATCACCATCGCTACTGCACCCTACAAAAAACAAAGCCACTAGTATAGGCAGTATAAATAACATTTTCTTCATTTTACTTTGGTTTTATTGATTAAACATCCATTTCTAATAACTTCCTTAAATCCTCAAAAGAGTGAACTTCATAAAGAGTTCCTTTCACTTTAACATAACCGTTTACTTCTGAATCAGGTGTATTTCTCACAAATAGTTCTGCAATATCAACCTCTAAAGCATTCGCGATACGCTCTAAAGTTTCTAATGTTGGATTTCCGTTGATATTTCTTGTTAGGGTATCTCTTGTCACTCCTAACATTTCAGCAAATTGTTGCATTGTCATGCCTTTTTGCTTGATAAGGTCTTTTACTTTTAAATCCATAAATAATAATATTATAATCGTGTATACAAATGTAGTTTTTTCTCATATGACACGATATTATAATATCGTTAAATAGTATTAAAACGGTAATCAAATGTCGTTTTTGATTTGCGGATACGATATTAAGATGTATCTTTGCAATGTGATAAACGACATGACAATATCGAATTAAACACATACGATTATGAAGACAACAAACAATGTTTACATCAAAGAGATTAAGGCTCAAATCAGAGTTATCAATGAAGCTCTAAAAAGAATACAAGAAGCTGAAAAGGTTCAGGATTCAGCGGTAAATAATAGAGAATATAACAAGGCAAAGGATGAAGCTATTGACGCAAGCTCAGACGTAATGATAGCTTTAGAAGAGGCTGTAAGACTTGCATCAGCTATGGGTTGTGGTACAGGTCTGTATGACATACACAAGTATCACAAGATTGTAGAACTTGATTTCAGAGAGTCACACAAATAAGTTTAACCGGCAGCCTTTCGGGGGTTGCCACAGCATAAGAAAATTATGAGAACAACAAGCTACATGAAAAGCCATAAGGCAAATGAGTTTTATGTGAAGAAGTCAAGAGGCTACTATTTAGTAATAGACGGCTATGACATGAGTATGGCTTCTTTAGAAACCACCGAAGAAGCAGCCAATAAAACGGCTAAAGAACTTAATGAAATGAGAGCTAAAAGATTGAATATAGCATAAGTTTAACCATCAGGGCTTATGCCCTACATAATCCCCTACACGATTATGAATACATATTACAAATTTTGTCCAAACGTATTTCTTGCTAAATGCGATGCTAAGCATGAAAAAGGTGAAACAATTCTTGTAACCACCAAATACGGCAAAGAGAATGAAAGCATAGTGTTTAATCTGATATTTGAACGTGATGGTTTCTACTATTATTCGATAGTTCGTGCTGATGGCTTTAACGTTCAAGAATGGGCAAAGCGAAAGGCAGAACGCCGGCTGGATTGGGCTGCCACTGCAGAACGAAAGAGTGAAGAATACTTCAAGGCGTCAAATAAAGACAGCGATTTTCTCTCGTTGGGTGAACCTATTAAAATCGGTCATCATAGCGAAAGACGACACAGAAAAGCCATTGAAGATGCCTGGCATAATATGGGCAAGAGTGTAGAGTTTGACGAGAAAGCCAGAGAGCATGAAAGAATAGCTCAGTATTGGGCAAACAAGGCTGATACTATAAACCTTTCAATGCCTGAAAGCGTGGACTATTATGAGCATAAGTTAGCAGCGGCTAAAGAGTATCATGAGGGGCTGAAATCCGGCAAATATCCACGTGAGCACTCATACTCGTTAACGTATGCAAAGAAAGCGGTAAACGAAGCCCAAAAGAATTTCGATCTGGCAAAGAAACTTTGGTTATAAACCCGGTAGCCTTCGGGCTACCACTATTTAAGATGATTATGAGAAGAGAAAAGCTGACAGTTAAAGCATCAGATGTAAAAAGCATAAAGATGAGTGTAAACCCACCAAAGGAAGTCGTAGATGCAGATTACAAAGTGATTCATGACGGTGAAATAAAATGCTGGGTGGGTATAGGTTGGATAACCGAAGGTAAAGCATCAAAAAGTGACTATTATAAGATACCAGAAGTTGTAAACGGATAATTTAAGATGGCTATGAAATCAATAAACGTAAATGGTTGTAGCGTATGTCAACCTGGTAGTGAGAACTATTGTACCTATACTACCAGATTAAGAGGTAAAAAAGTAAAAATGTATCAGTATGATTACAAAACAGATTCAGGTGAGTTGTTTACTTGTTGTGCCCCAACACTGGAAAAGTGCAGGGAGAAACGTGACGCATGGCTAAAAAGCAAACATTTGGCTTAATGTTTCGTATGCGTTGAATTGTTATTCAAAATTGTCTTCATAATTGGGTATCTTTGTATAGATACCATCGCGGGTTAGAGCAGTGGTCAGCTCGTCACTTTGACTTGGTGAAGGCCGGTGGTTCGAATCCATCACCCGCAACTGACATTTAAACTTTACACGATTATGGAAATACTTACGCTTATCATCAAACAGAAGTTCTTTGACGAAATCTTGTCAGGCAAGAAAACACAAGAATTCAGAGAAATCAGGCCTACAACACAGAAGAAATACTGCCAGCTTGACGCTGATGGCTATTGTGTCGAGAAAGACGGTGTGTTACAGCCTAAGCATTACGATGCTATCCAGTTCTTTGTAGGCTACAATAAAGACAGAGCCAGCGCACTGGTAGAAGTCAAGGATGCAAAGATAGAGCTGTTTGAAGATGAAAATCACAATCTGATTGAATACACCTATCAGGGTGAGATATATCTGGCAGCACAGGTCGTTTATGGCCTTGGCAGAATTATTGAAAAGCATGTTTAACCCTTTAAATTTTCGTTGAGTCAGAACAAACAGAAGCACATTTTCAACTGGTGGCTACCGTGGTGGCCGTAGAGGTTTGACTACAGAGAATGGTGGTCTCTCTCAGGGTGGCAGATTTATCACCCGAAGACAGCAGTATTATAACGTCCGCACAGGACTTGGCATGAGTGGCGGATAATGACACTGCAAGAAAGGACATACAGCTATATTGACCTCGTCAGACAGAAGACTGACGGGGCTTTGCTGTTTCTGTCGCTGGGTAAGGATTCTTTGGTATTGCTGGACATGATATATCCAAGGTTCGACAGAATAGTCTGCGTGTTCATGTACTTTGTCAAAGGCTTAGAGCACATCGAAAGATGGATTGGATGGGTAAAAGCCAAATATCCGAAGATAGAGTTCGTACAGGTACCACACTGGAATCTCACTTATATTCTTCGTGGTGGCCTATATTGCGTACCAAATCCGAAAGTAAAACTTCTGAAACTGGCCGATGTGGTGAAGGCCATGCAGCTCAGATACGGACTTTACTACACTTTCTTGGGCATGAAGAAAGCCGATGGCATGAACCGCCGCCTGATGCTGAAAGGTTATGAAGCTAACGGGTATGAGAACAATGGCTTGTGTTATCCTTTGGCCGACTGGAAGCAGAAAGATATTCTATCCTACATGAGACAGAACGGGCTACCTGAACCAGTTAGATATTCACTCAAAGCCAGTTCGGGTGTAGGTTTTAACTTGGATTGTATGCTATGGCTGGAGAAAAATTACCCACAGGATTTACAGAGAATTTACAAAGTGTTTCCGATGGCTGAAAGAATCCTTTGGGAGCATAATAACAAACAAAATTAATAGGAGGAATGCAGAGTCAGAAGCAGAATATCAAATAGGACTATGAGTTATTTAGGCAATCCCTATACAGCTCAAAACATAATGTCTGGTTATGGATATAATCGACAACAGGTTGCTATTCTTAATCGTTCTCAGGCATTAAGAAGCAGAGCAACGACAGATTCTCAATTTCGTAGAATTTCAAGGGCTGCAGAAAACATGCACAAGGCTGCAGGAGTAGGTTTAAGTAATGGCTAATATGGAACTAAGCAAATACATTAAGAGTGAATCGGTGGAACTTAATCGTTCCGCCATTCACTTCGCTGATTATAACCCCAGGAAACTGTCTGAGGAATCCCGTAAGACATTGAAGCGGGGCATCAAGAAGTTCGGTTTGGTCGGTGGTATTGTAGTCAACAAACGGACTGGCCTTACTGTCGTATCCGGTCACCAGCGTCTGAGCGTGATGGATGAACTGCAGAAGTTTCCGGAAAACGACTACAGAATCCGCGTCGATGTCATTGATGTAGACGAAAAGCAGGAAAAGGAATTGAACATCCTGATGAACAATCCTAACGCGCAAGGTTCATGGGATTATGATGCTTTGGCCCGGTTGGTTCCGGATATAGATTACCAGGATGCTGGATTAACGGCCGCTGATTTGAATATGATAGGCTGTGACTTTCTTCTCCAGACAGAAGAAGAAAGTTCTGTTGCCGATGCTTTGGAGGATATGATGGCACCAGTCACCGAACAGAAAGAAGCTGAGAAAGCCGCCAAGCAGATGGAAAGAGCTGAAAAGGTAGCTCACATGAAAGAAGTAAAGCAGCAGGTGAAGAATGCAGCCCAGAAACAGGCACAGGATATGGACGCTTATCTGATGCTTTCCTTTGACACGTTCGAAGCTAAAGCAGCCTTCTGTGAAAGGTTCGGTTACGACCCCTACTCCAAGTTTATCAAGGGTGAGGTATTCGATGAACAGATAGAAAGAATTGAATGACAACATGAAATTTTAGGAGGAAAGCCGAGTCAGAAGAAAAACATATAGTCAGTTGTATCAACAGTCAAGACGAATAATGTACAACGCCGGAAGGCAATACGGGCTTGGTACAGACAGACAAAGAAGTATAAGAGACAGAACGAAGTCTATAATGGAAAGATATGCGGCCAGGATAGATAGCTATTTCTCAAAGAGAGGAATTGATATTTATGGTGATAAGCCTGTTTCTCGCCGCATTTATATGGGTAACAATAACGGATGATTAATTATGAAAAGTGAATCTCAAAAAAGCAAACATACAGGACGAAAGCCCAAATTCGATTACAAGAGTGAGGAATTCCTCTCTCAGGTGGAGACGTATGCCAAAAAGGGATTCACGGACAGAGAAATCGCTTTTGCGTTAGGCTTGGCTCCCCAAACGTTTTGTGAGAAGAAGAATGAGCACTCTGAATTATGCGAAGTATTAGCGCGCGGGCGTGCGACCATCACTGCAGCTGTACGTGCCAAGTTCCTTGCTGTAGCTTTGGGCGGTATCAAGACCAAGAGTACTGTAGTAAGAAAGCTGAAAGACCAGGACGGAAACCTGACCGGCGAAGAAGAGCTTCAGGTAAGTGAAAGCGAGCTGGCTCCCAACCTTCAGGCAATGTCTGTCTGGCTATATCATCACGACGATGAATGGAGGAAGGTTGAACGCCGTCAGGACGAAGACGCAGATATTCCAAAGGATATTAACCACGGAATTTCTATTGACTCATGGATTAAAGACAAACTGAAATGATTGTACCCCAAACGATATATCATCCGCTATATACCGATAGCGAGAAGTTTATCATTCTCATTACCGGTGGTCGTGGTTCGGGGAAGTCTTTCAATGCTTCCACCTTCATAGAGAGATTGACATTCGAAATGACTCCCACAGAGAAGATAGTCCACCAGATTCTATACACCCGTTATACGATGGTATCTGCCGGGATGTCTATCATTCCAGAGATGATGGAAAAGATAGATTTGGATGGAACCACAAAGTATTTCAAGACCACCAAGACGGACATCGTAAACCGGATGACCGGCAGCCGTATCATGTTCCGTGGTATCAAGACTTCTTCCGGGAATCAGACGGCCAAGTTGAAATCAATTCAGGGTATCACCACCTTTGTCTGCGATGAAGCAGAGGAATGGACCAGTGAGGAAGAGTTTGACAAGATTATGCTCTCCATCCGTAAGAAGGGAATTCAAAACCGGATTATCATCATCATGAATCCCTGTGACTCCAATCACTTCATCTACAAGAAATACATCGAGAATACCCACCGGCTGGTGGAGATTGACGGGGTACCGGTTCAAATCTCAACCCATCCGAATGTACTTCATATCCATACGACTTACTTCGACAATATCGAGAACCTTTCTCCTGAGTTCCTGAGAGAAGTCAAGGAAATGAAAGAGAAGAATCCGGAGAAGTACACTCATGTGGTTATCGGCCGATGGGCAGACGTGGCCGAAGGTGCCGTGTTCAAGAAATGGGGTATCGTGGATGAGTTCCCAATGTGGTGCAAGAAGGTGGCTATCGGGCAGGACTTTGGTTACACCAATGATCCATCGGCTTCTATCCGGTGTGGAATCATTGACAATGCGCTTTATCTGGATGAAGTGGATTATAGAACTGGATTACTTTCTGGGGATATTATAAAGACGCTACGCCCGTGGAATTTGAGAGTGATTGCAGACAGTGCGGACCCGCGACTCATTCAGGAGATTCATAACGGAGGGATTAAAATATACGCGGTAGAGAAAGGACAAGGTTCTGTCAATGCCGGTATTGACAAGATGCAGGGAATGGAAATATTCATCACCAAGCGTTCTTATAACCTGCAAAGGGAGTTCAGAAACTATGTATGGGCAAAGGATAAGGATGGAAACTACATCAACGAACCTGAAGACCATGATAATCATGGCATAGATGCTGCACGCTACTATGTGCTGGGAGAACTTCTCGGTAGAATTATGAAACCCAAAGACGTTTCAGGAATATTTGGACATTAAACTTTGAGATATGACTATAGAAGAAATTTTAGCTATGCCGGAAGTAGAGAGAAAAATCTACTATCTGAAGAAAGGACGAAAGACCGAGCAACCAAACGCTCACGCTCTTTACAACGCCTGGAATCCGAACAAGCACGAGATAGTGATAGATGAAGAGAAATACCCGAAAATCAAAATCACGACCCAGCCTGAGAAACGGATTACAGACCCGACAACCGGGAAAGAATATGTTGAGCCGGCGGTAAGGAAAGAAGTTGACCCGAACAGGATTGCTCTTCCTATCGAGCAGGACATCGTGAACATTCAGACTGCCTTCACCGTGGGAACAGAACCGGTCCTTGATTGCCAGCCGGACCAGTCGGAGGAAAGCCTTCTTTCCACATTGAAGCAGGTGTTCAAGAAAAACAAGTTGAAATACCAGAACAAGAAAGTAGTCCGGGCATGGCTGGCCGAGCAGGAAGTGGCCGAATACTGGTATGTGGTGAAGGATGACGGCTTCTGGGCAAAGCTCAAACGAAAGATTTCAGGAATCTTCGGCAAATCAAAACCTGAATACCGTCTGAAGAGTGCCATCTGGTCTCCGTTCCGTGGCAACAAGCTCTACCCTTTCTTCAATGACCAGGGGGATTTGGTGGCCCTATCTCGTGAGTACAAGAAAAAAGACCTGAACGATATAGAGATTACCTGTTTCATGACCATTACTAAGGACATGGTTTATCAGTGGGAGCTGACAAGCAACTGGACTGACAAAGGTTCATTTGCTCATGGATTCAAGAAGATGCCGGTGATTTATATGTACCGTCCGGAAGCGTACTGTGAAAAGATAAAGAGCCTCCGTGTAAGACTGGAGAAACTTCTCTCAAACTATGCAGATTGTATCGACTACCACTTCTTCCCTATCCTCATGCTTTTTGGTAACGTGGAGAATTTCTCAGGTGAGTTCAAGAACCGTGTGGTCGAGCTGACCGGCCAGGGAGCAAATGCCCAGTATCTTACCTGGTCACAGGTACCAGATACTGTCAAGTTCGAGGTGGAGACGCTGTTAAGTCAGATATACGGACTGACCAATACGCCCAGAATCTCTTTTGACTCCCTGAAAGGTACAGGAAACGCCGTTTCCGGTGTTACTTTCGATTATGTGTTTATGTCCACCCACCTGAATGTGGAGAACCTGAACGAAACTGTCGGTGAGTTCATGCAACGACGTGTAAATTTCCTTGTCTCCGCGTTGGGTTCCGTGAATTCCACCCTAGAAGAAGCCTCCGAAACCATCGATGTGGATGTGCAGATGCAGCCGTACAAACTGGAGGACATCAAAGACAAGATAGACACTGCTATTAAGGCTAAGGACGGCGAAATTTGGTCGCAGCAACGGGCTATCACCTTCGTGGGGAACGTGGATGCAGTTCTGGATGAGATTGAAGCCATCAAGGAAGAGCAGGCTGAGAAGCAGAAGAACGACATTGAGAAGCAGAAACAGCTTTTCTCTCTCAAAAGTTCCAGCAGCAAATCTGAAGAATAGAACAATTCAGTCAGAATATTTACGGGGATAATACAAAACAGAATGATATAAATCTAAAATATTGACTAATTGAATAGCGGTATCTTTCGAGGTATCGCTATTTTTGTTCAATTAATTTTCAGATTCATATTGATAACCTATATATTTGTGTTTATGTTTAACTTTAAAATATAGACAACTATGGGCAAACCTATCAGAATGGGGAATGACGAATTTATCTTGTATTGTCGTAAACAAAATAAAGGTGACAACAAAAGTACAGCTCAACTGGGAAAAATGATTTGGGAATGGATTAGAGATTATGCTGGTGGTAAAAAAGTAGGAAAACGAGAGAACTGCGAGTGGGGCGAAGAAGCTGATAATGTTTCTGTATCAGGACTTCCATACACAGCTACTCAATTTGAATTTGATAGAAACTATCTTCCTGCTTTATATGACTATCTCGACACCTTATAAATATAGTAAAAACACGAATATTTCTTTCTTATTATTCATTATTTTACTATATTTGCATCGTAATTAAGTCTTAAACGCTATGAGCTACAAATCAGTTAAAGACGTTGTAACGCTGCTTACTGAAAATGGCTTTTGGTTCGTGAGGCAGAAAGGCAGTCACATGGTTTACACTGATGGTAGCCATGTAGTGATTGTCCCCGACCACGGCAAGAAAGGCGTTGAGAAAGGCACTTATTACAACATTCTGAGGCAAGCGGGGCTAAAATAGCCCCCGCCTCTTTTATTTAACGATAAAAAGGAGGTCAGTATGAAAACCGTAGAAGTGATTGTAGAACATGCTGGAAATAATCTTAGTGCCTATATTGAAGGTGCTCCGGTGATTACTGTCGGTAACGACGTAAAGGAAATCGAGAAGAACATGAAGGAAGCTGTTGAACTTTACCTGGAGTCTTGCAAGGAGATGAACATCGTTCCAGTGGAAGTATTGCAGGGAGAGTTCACCTTGAAGTTTAAGATAGATGCTGCCACTTTCATCAACTATTACAGCAGTATCTTTACTAAAGCTGCTTTGAGCCGGATAACCGGAATCAATGAGCGCCAGTTGTGGCATTATGCGGCTGGAGTACACAAACCCCGTAAACAGCAATTGGAGAAGATTCAGAAAGGTATTAATGCGCTGACAGAGGAACTGGCAGCTATAAATTTGTTGTGATTATGGGTGAATTAATTAAAAAATTTATTGAATTCTTTGAAAATCAGAGGATTTCTATATCCCGGAAAATAACAATTCCCTTATTAGTTATTCTATGTATCTTTTTGATTGACAATTTATTAGGTATCTCTTATTATTGGAAAAATGAAATGGAGATTGATTACATTTCAAAAATAGAGGATACAAAATTAAAATGTACTTCAGATACAATAATTATTAAATATCTGGAACATAAAATGGATGAAGCAATTCAACGAAAAAATGTTTTCCAATGGTTTGCTTCGTTATTTGAAAATGTAAATATTGTAGGTACACAAGAATTTGGTACATCCATAGCTAATGATACTCTACATAATTTGAGGGAATGGTTTCCTGAACTCGATAGAAATCAAATGTGGCATACTATAACATCATCACTGTGTTTCATTTTATTATTATGCATATCACTACTAATGGTTATCTATTTTCCCTTTACTAGTGATAAAGATAAATTTGGTACAACTGTTGCATTTATTTTTATTAGTGGTATATTAGTTTTATTTATTTGGGTTTTTCAATGGATTTGGGGGTTGATTCCGGTTATTTTGAATAGAGCATATATCAATTATTCAATTCAATTAATATTTAATCTATTGCTGATTAGTGGTATTATATTATTTATTGTCAATGATAATAAAAAAGTGAAGAAAGTAAAATAATATCTCTCAGCGTGATTACTCCGGTAGTCACGCTTTCTTTTTCCCTAAAAACGAACATTTCCCCAATTGTTTCGTATCGTTAGCCTTAAAATTTCCCCTTCCCTTTCTCTATAAGTAAATTTACCGTATGAAATTATTAATCAAACTCATACGGTATGACAATCTTTGAACAAATCTTGGCAGGACTGCAACAGAAATTCGCTGGGGTGGACACTGCCACACTCACCCGTATCGCCACAAAGAAGGCAGAGGGTGTAACGGACGAAACGAAGGTGACCTCCATCGTTGAGGGTATCTCATTTCAGGACGTGATGCAAAACTATGGTGATTTCCGTGCAGGACAGGCGCAGACTTCCGCTGTTTCAAACTACGAGAAGAAGCATGGACTGAAAGACGGGAAACCAATCGAGAATCCGAAACCAGAACCACCGAAACCAAACGACCCTCCAAATCCGCAGGAGACAGACATCGCAAAGATGATTGCTGACGGCATCGCAGCCGGTATCAAGCCTTTTGCCGACAAGCTTGCCAAAATGGAGGAAAATGAAGCGCAGGCGCAGCGCAATTCTCAGATTTCAGCAGGGGCGAAGAAGTACGGTATTCCCGAATTTATGCTGAAAGACCGCAACATTCCTGAAAACACGGACTTGGACACTTATTTCAAGGACATGAAGCAGGATATGTCTAACAACGGTTTTCAGTTCTCCAAAGCTCCTGAAACTGCCGAACAGAAGCAGGAGAAGGAAGCGAGCGAGTTCGCCAAAATGATTGAGGCGGACACAAAATCTATTGTCGAACAACAAAACAAGTAATTTATGTCAGCAGGATTTAAGTACAACATTGAGCCTGAGCCGTCCATCGAGGAACGCTATGACGTTTCCACCGGTGTAAGACGTAGAGGCCCTTACAAGCTGGAGACGACCAACCTTGTCGCTGGTTCGTTTCTTCCATCCTTCACTCCGATTGCCGCTGATTTGGTAAAGAAAACCGCTCAGGTGGCCATCCGTGTAGAAGTCTATGAGAAATTTACCACCGGTTCCAATACCACTTTGAAGATCAAGAAAAACTCTTTGGCTTATGTGGGTATGCATCTAGGTAATGGTTCTCATGGAGCTACCATCAATAGTATTGACAAATCAAACAAAGCTTTCGATAAGTTGACGCTGTCTGCCGACTTTGGCGAAACATTGGAAGCTGGTACTGTACTCTATGAAGCTACAGCGGTAAGCGGCACAACTCCGAAAGTCATTGCTAACTCAGCCTTGTACGGAAGAGTACAAGTAGAAGAAGGAATTGTATTAGTTGCTCTTTTGATGCGAGCATTCGAGATTGAGCCTACCAAATTGGTTATGCCTTTCTCTGACATTGACAAGGCCAACATGCCGCATTTCCAGTTCAACGCTCCTGACGTTACTCAAAGTGGAAAGGCTGTAGTTGCCAAAGCGTCTTCCAGTCAAGATGGCTTGATGAGTAAAGAAGACAAAGCTAAATTGGATGGTATCGCATCCCAAGCCAACAAATTCACTTTGTCTGCAGCAACATCTTCTGCTCTCGGAGGTGTAAAGCAAGGTGTTAAAGTAGATGATGCTACTGGGCAGGAAGATGCACATACAAAATTGAATGCCCTTCTGGCATCTTTGAGAACAGCAGGTGTAATTGCAAGCAAATAAAGAAAGGAGGTAAAACATGATGCTAACTATTCATACTCTGTTTAATGACCCCAATATCGTAAACGCCGTTATCCAGCGCGTCCTTCAGACTCGTAAGGATACAATCTACTGGCAGCAGTATCTTGATTTCCGTAGAACGACTACCCGTGTATTCAAGGACTACATCGGTCAGGTTACTGGAGTGATGGCCGGTTCTATTAACTCACGATACGGCGAGAAGCCTATCCGTGAACGCCGGAATATCGGTTCAGGATATGGTGAAATCGCTTATCTTGGCGATGCTTACCAGATTTCCATTGACCGCCTGTCCGAACTTCAGGACTTGATTGACAAGTTTAACACAGCTAAACCTGCTGACCAGGTAGCAGCCATGCAGGAAATCGTGAATTTCATCTATGACGATTACCGCCAGGTACTTTTGGCAGCTCACAAGCGCATGGATATTATCGTAGGTTCACTTCTGATGACCGGAGAAGCAGCTGTTAAGAACAAGGACGACAATGCCGGAGGCGTTGACCTTCTCAACATTGAATTGCCGTTCAAGTTCATCAAGCCTGATACTGGTGCGAAGACGAACTTCATCACCTATTTGCAGCAGCAGATTAATGCACTGAAAGCGGACTACGGTAATTTCCAGAAGATGATTATGTCACGAGGAACTTTCGTGAAGAATATCATCGGGTCGGCTGAGTTTGGTGACAAGTTCAAGATGCAGCTTACAGGAAATGAGATGTATCTTTCAACTGGTTTGATTACATCTCAACTGGCTTCCCAAGTATTCACTGGCATCGGGCTTCCGGCCATTGAAATCAAGGAAGATTACGTGAAAGACCAGACCGGGAAGAACGTGCAGATTTATGCAGACGACCGTATCACCTTGCTTCCGCAGGATAAGGTCGGTTATATGCGTTTCCACACTCCGTACGAAGCAGTGGACGGCGTACCGGGACGTAACTACACCCAGGCAGACGGTGATATGCTTATTTCCGGTTACAAGGACAAGAACGGTCGTTATTTGGAATACACTGCAGAGTGGATTCCTCAGATTACGAACCCGAATCTGATTGTGAACTTTGATTTGTCAACCATGAACACATGACAGTAAACGACTACATATCACAGAAGTTTCAGACCTTCGGCATCAACTTGTCGGAGGCTGACCTTTTGGAGATAAGTTTGTCTTCAGAAGTAAGCGGAGAGGATGAGGTGGGCCCGTCAAACATCGGACTTGTTTCGGTGTCTATGGCGAAGTTTATCCCCTCTCTTCTACTTCGTGCTACTTCCATCAGCGAGAACGGTTTCTCTATGTCCTGGGACACCAAAGGCTTGAAGGAATACTACTCATTCTTGTGCAAGAAGTATGGTCTTGAAGACACGCTGTCAGATAAACCTAAAGTCAGATTCCTATGATATTTGCCCCACATACATTACAGGTTAAGGTCTTTACTCCGATGGAAACAGACGAGTTCGGCCGGCCCATTCCCGGAACCGGTGGAGAAAGCTGGCAGGACGTATGTAAGTGCCGGTGCGACGATAACTCAACCAAGGAGTTTACTTCGGAGAATGGCAAGGTATACCGACCGAACTATCACGTAGTCTGTGAGAAGAAAACCTCACTGAAGGCTGGTGATGAGGTCAGATGTATGGACGGTAAGAATATCCGTGGAATTGGCAAGGTTTACATGGTGAAGAATACAAACTATTTTGGTTACTCAGAGATATGGCTGTAAAATTTGATTTTTCGGACGTGGATAGCTTTTTCGAGCAAGGAATAAGTGAAATTCGTGACATCGTAGATAAAGTTGGCAATGAGGCTGATGAATACGATGTGAAGGATGGCTCTTATCAGGACAGGACAAAAACACTCCGTAGGTCAAATAAACACAATGTTGAGGACGATTGTAGTCTGACATTGTACAATGATGCAGCAAGCCCCCAAGGGTATCATTATGCGTCCAATGTGGAAAGCAAGGGTTTCAGAGTGAGAAGTGGAGGGGCATTATATGCTGAGAAACGATTAAAGGAGGAAATAAAATGATAGTTACCACCGACATAGCGAACATACTCTATCGTGATTGCCAGCCTATCGGCATTGATGTTGTCCCTCATGGCAAGAAGCTGACGGGACCGATGAAGTCCGAAAGGGTTGTCATTCACGCCAAGAAACAGCAGCCGGGGACGTACTGGAAGAAATCCTTCGTTGAGGTGAATCTTTGTGTTCCTAACTTGAAAGAAGGTGAAGCTAACACAATACGTCTGAGCGAGCTGGAGAAACAGGCGCAAGAATTGTTTGACGGAGTGACCGGACGCTATGACGGTACAACCTATCATTATTCTATCGAATCAATTGGAACGGAGGAGGACACTGCTTTAAAGTGTCACTATGTGAATGTAAGAATTTTGTTTGAAGTTTTAAATGTGAAATAATATGGCAGAATCAAAGAAAATCACAGCTGTGAATATCAAGAAACTTTGGTATGGCGAGACAAATGCTATCACAGCAGATTTGACTGGGCAGGCTTTATATACTCTTTTACAAGGTGAAACCTTAAAAGAGGTGAAGAATATCCATCAGGATACATGGACACTTGAAGAAGCGGAAGCAAGCCGCACTAACTACAAGAACCAGCTTACCGGTCAGACTTATCGTAGTGATAAGGAAATGGGCGATGTAACCGTGAACTTCACCATTGGTGAGTACGACTATCCGACCAAGAAAGACCTCATGGGTGGTGATGTAATTAACACTGATAAGGGTTGGAAACGAGCAAGAGGCAAGGTAAACATTGAGAAGTTACTTGTCGCTTTGACTGACGATGACCAGTATTGTGTGATTCCCCGTGCTGACATCGGTGCACGTGAAGCCACAACAGACAAGGCTGTCGGTATTCCTGTAAGTGCGGTGGAACTGGAACCACAAAATGCAGAAGTTGCACCGGAATACTGGTTTGACTCATCTGAAGTAAAAGCAGGTGCTTAATGCCTATCCAATAGGTAGAGATTGAATTCCATAACAGGGGTGGGCTTTATGGCTTCACCCCTTAATTTTTATCTTTTATCAGAATGAATCAAGGAGCAAAAATAGTAACTGAATCCATTATCGGAAGTGATTTCAGAACGGTGTTTGTCGCTGGGAAAGCCTACACGGTCTACCCTCCTACTATCCACAAGCTGGCCGGGGCAATCTCCCATTTGTCAGGCGTACAAGAAGCAGACAATTTGAAAGAAGTGCTTCTCTCCCTTGGAGAAAGCGAGGCTTACAGCAAGGCTCTCTCCTGGCTGATAGCTGGTGACGAAAACTTGAGTGAAGAGTTAGCCAAAGGAACATACGAAGAAAACGTAAATGCTTTAGATGAAGCACTCTCTATGATTGACTCAAAGGTTTTTCTCAAAGCTGTCAGCTTGGCGAGGAACGTAAGTCTGCTGGCAGCGAAACCGAGGTCGTAGGAAATGATACTCTCTTGGGACAGATTGCATCGTTCATGGAAAATCTGCATCTGTCATACCGGGAAGTGGTCTATGAGATACCATACAGGAATTTAGTATTAATGCAGCGTGACAAGCTTCATACTGTAACCGGGACAAAAGTCACGAAGGTGAAAGGCAAGGATATGGCTTCACGCAGAAGAAGAAACAAGAAATAGATATGGCTCTATTAGAATGTTAAAAAGCAACAGAAACGTTACTTTTTTACGTTACAAAGCTTGCTTAATAGTAACGAAAATGTTACCTTTGCATTGTCAATTAAAAGTTCTTTGATTTATGAAGTTTTCAGAGTTTTACAAATTGATTGAGTCAGCAGGCTGGACAATCGAAAAGGGAAAGAAACATCACAAGTATGTTCATCCCGACTTTGACTACTTTATCCCTGTAGGCAGACATCCAGCCAAAGAGATACCTAAAGGTACTCTTGACAGCATGATGAAAAAGGCGGGGTTAAAGAAGTAAAAGAACAGCACCCACTTCGGTGGGTGCATTTAATTGACAAAACTTAAAATACACGATTATGAAGAAGATTCAGGCTATTATTGAAAAAGCAGATGATGGAGGAATTTCTATCTATTCTGAAGATGTAAACGGTGCGTATGGCTTTGGGCTTACAGAACAAGAAGCGAAAGAGGACTTTGTTTCTGTTTTAGAGGAACAGGCAGAATATTACAAAGAAAAACATGGTGAATTTCCAAGTTGGTATAAAGCTGGCTATTCTGTGGAGTATGTGTATGACTTAAGTGGATTTTTTGAAGCGTTCCCTTTTATTAATGCAAGTAAGTTTGCAAAGGAAATAGGTATAAATGAATCTGTAATGCGAAAGTATAAAGGAAAGATAATTACAGCATCAGAAAAGCAAAGAGCTATCATACAATCAAAATACAATGAGATACTTAAAAGAATGGCAAATGTCAAGTTTTGATATTCCAGCCGTGAGGCTCTGATATAAATTAAAGAACAAATTGACAATCGGGCGCATCATAATGGTGCGCCTTTTTTGTTCTATTCCGAGATGGAGTCTAATTATTCAAAAATAGAAGTTAAATTACACGACAATTGCCAAGTTGTTTCGTTTTTGATTTCAAAAAGTCTGAATACTATTTGCTTATATCATAATTTTAAGCATTAATATTTAGATTTTTATTTATGGCAACACTCGTATTCCGTGTATCAAGTGACTGGGAACAGGTCGTAAAGCTAAGACAAGAATGTGAAAAGCTGGAAGCCCAACTCAAAAAGATGGACGTGAACAAATCTCCGGCAGCGGCAAGGGCTTTGGAAACCCAATTGGCATCTGCTCGCCAACAAATGATGGGGCTGGTAACCGAGGCGGCTAAAGTTGGAGCTACAATGGAGCGTGATTTCAAAAATGGAATTTACAGCGCTTCACAAACAGTAAACAACCTCTCTGCAAATATTACTTCACAAAGGGGTGTCATTAGGCAATTACAAAATGAGCTTACTTTATTGAAAGAGAAATACCGAGAAACTGTAAAGTCGGGTGGTAATACCAGCGGTATGTCGGAGCAGATAAAAGCTCAAACCGATAAGTTAAGGGAGCAGAAAGATATTTTGTTTGGACTTACTCAACAGCAGGCAGAAGCCCGTCTTTCAGTAAAGAGACTGAAGGATGAATATGCAGCTTTTAAGGAAGAAGCCGGCGAAACGGTCGAAGCAAATGAAAAGATGTCCGTTTCCTTAACCAAAGTACTTGGTGTAATAGGTGGAGTAACTGCCTTGAAAAACTTTGCCACAGAACTTGTCAATGTACGAGGACAATTCCAGCAGCTTGAAATTGCTTTTTCAACCATGCTGAAAAGTAAGGAAAAAGCAGATAAACTGATGTCGGAACTGGTGGATATTGCCGCAAAGACGCCCTTTGACCTTCAAGGGGTGGCATCATCTGCCAAGCAAATGATTGCTTATGGCTCGTCAGCCGAGAATGTGGGTGATGAGCTTGTAATGTTGGGGAATGTAGCCGCCGGTGTTGGCTCCCAGCTTAGTGAAATAGCCTATCTCTATGGCACATTAAGGACGCAAGGAAGGGCCTATGCTGTCGATATTCGTCAGTTTGCAGGACGTGGTATTCCCATCTACGAGGAACTGGCAAAAGTGCTTGGTGTGACAAAAGATGAAGTTTCCGGTTTAGTAAAGGAAGGCAAGGTAGGATTTAAAGAAGTAGAACAGGCCTTCAAAAATATGACTAGTGAATCAGGAATCTATTATAACCTGATGCAAGAACAGTCTAAGTCTCTTACAGGTCAGTTGAGTAACCTTGGAGATGCTTGGGATACAATGTTGAATGAGATTGGAAAAGATACTCAGGGAATTGCTTCTGCAGGTATTTCAGGATTGAAAGGTCTTATTGAGAACTATGAAACTGTTGGTAAGATTTTGATAGGACTGATTGCTACATACGGGACATATAAAACCGCTCTTATTGTAGTGCGAATAGCTCAGGATACATTAACGGCCAGAATGGAACTTGCAATACTGGTTACTAAAGCTCAAACGATAGCCCAAAAGGCTTTGAATACGGTTATGAAAGCTAACCCGTATGTACTGGTAGCTACGGTTCTTGCCGGGCTTGTTGCTACTATGTGGGCCTTTCATGACAGCACAACCGCATCGGAAAAGGCACAGCAAAAATTCAATGAAGAACAAAAGAATTTTGCGAATCAGGAAGAGGAACGCAAGAAAAAGATAGAAGAGCTGATACGCGTTATCCAAGATGAGACAGAAACAGAGTTTTCAAAGATAAAGGCCTATGAGGAACTGCAAAGGTATTCTCCTGCACTTTCTTCTGCTTATACCCGTGAACAACTGGCTGTACTCAATCTTGCAGAAGCAAATAAAGAACTGAATAAGGAACGAGACAAGAACAGTTATGAAAACATACTAAAGAATATACAACAATGGGAGGAGAAAATAAAATCATTAAATGCTTCTTTAAAAAATGCCGGGCAAGGTGCCCCATTAATTGCTTCACAAATAGAATCAGCAAAAGCAAATCTTAACAAGTGGGAATCAGCCCTGAGCGAATATAATCGACTGAAAAAGGAAACAGAGGAAAACTCGAAACCTGTAGAAGTCAAGCTAATGGAAGCAAGAAGTAATCGTGAGCAGATTATACGCGAATACAATATAGCAAGACAAATATTGCAGGAAGAGCAAGAAAAAATTAAGAATTTTCCTTTTGCAACAATTCCTATTGACGTTCAAATACGGTTCAATAATGCGCAAGCAGCGCTAAAAGGGATTGACGGCACCATATTTGGCCTGGAATCGCAAAGGGAAGCATCGGAAAAGTCGTATCAGCAAGCATATAAAGAAGCAAAAGCTGTTTACGAAGCAAAATTAAAGGCTGTAGAGGATGCTAAAAAAGGTACTGAGTCAGCCTATAAGAAAGCTGTAGAAGAGTTGGAAGCGGCAGAAAAATCATATAAATCGCTCGGTGGTATAACAGGAGACACTCTGGCCAAACAAGAGAATGATGCGAAGAAAGATGCCGAGCGACAAAAGAAAGAGCAGCAACAGGTTGCAGAAGAACTCCTTCAGCTTCGCAGGACCAATCAGCAGGAAGAAATCAACCTGATGGAAGAAGGTTCTGAAAAGAAGCGCAGACAGATTGAGCTGGATTACCAGCGAGAAATCGATGAAATTAGGAAACAGCGCAAAAAATGGGAAGATGCGCAAGGAGGAAAGCTTACGTCTGAACAGCGGGAAGTATTAGGAAGTCGTGCGTCTAATGCCATGACGTCGCGTGAAAAAGGTCTGGCCGAAATTACAGAAACTGAAAATCAAGCTGCAATCGAGGCCAACGAACGTTACCTGAAAAGCTATGGTACATTTATGCAGAAACGTGATGCAATCATAGCCGAGTACACCCGTAAAATCTCAGAGGCCACTACTCAGGGAGACAAGGACATACTCCAAAAAGAAATGGATAAGGCACTCTCCTCCCTTGATCTTGAGAAGCTGAAACAGGGAATCAACTGGGAACTTATCTTCGGTGACTTGGACAAGGTATCCAAAAAGTCCCTGAACAAGGTAAAGCAGCAGCTTAGGGACTTCAAGAACTCCGAAGAATACAAGAATATGGCTGTTGACCAGAAGAAGGTCATTGACGAGGCTTTAAGCAACATCCAGTCAACCCTTATCGACAAAGGAGGATTGCTGGCCGACCTACCCGAACAGTTAAGCGAATTGGCCAAGGCACAGGAAGAACTGTCACAAGCTCAGGAGGAATACAACGAAGCCATGAGAAGCGGAACAGATGAACAGAAGGAAGCGGCCACGAAGAAACTGAATGATGCCCAGAAAAGACAGCAGAACGCTCAGGTCAATGTACAAAAGTCAACAGATAAAACGACAAGCAACCTTGTCACATTGTCGAACGTCATTACCCAGCTTGGTTCAAATTCTGAAATTTCACTCTCTCAGGTCGGTGATTTGGCCGGAAATATAGTAGACATATTTGCAGAAGAGAGCGAGAAACTTGGAGGTATAATTGGAGCTGCATTTTCTCTTTTAGATGCCATCGGGACACAGGGGTTGGATGGTTTCGTAGGTAACATATTCAGTAGTGTCTTTAAGTCTGTAGGTGGAATATGGGATACCCTGACTTTCGGCGGATTCAGCAAACTCTTCGGTATTGGAGGAAACGAAAAAGAGGTGCAGGATACCATCAACAGACTCACGGACAGAAACGAAAAGTTGCAGTCTGCCATCGAATCCCTTACAGAAGAAATGAAGTCCAGCAAGGGAAGCGAGAAATCCGTAGCAGAGTACAATAAAGCCATCAAGTATCAGGAGGAATACAACAAGAATGTCCTTGCAAAAGCGCAGGCAAATGCTGGCTATCACAGTAAGCATCATAGCTGGGCCTATTACATGGGCTGGTCGGAAAGTGACATACAATGGATTCGAGAAAATGTCATGGCAGAATTCACAGGTACAGATTCCTTGTGGCAGATGTCGCCGGAGCAGATGGACTTATTACGTCAGAATGTAGACTTGTGGCAGAAAATGGCCGATTCAGGAAAAGGAGGCTATGGAAATGCTGTCGTTGATGCACTAGATGAATATGCAGATCTGGCCGGAAACCTCGAAGGACTGAAAGAGGGACTTTTCGAACAGCTTACCGGAATAAGTTTTGATTCCATGTATGATAGTTTCATCGATACCCTTATGGATATGGATGCCTCGGCGGAAGATTTTGCGGATAACCTATCAGAATACTTTATGCGTGCCATGCTTTCAGATAAAATCGGTAACATGTACAGCCAGAAGCTGGAAGACTGGTGGAACAGATTCGGTGAAAGTATGAAGGACGGAAACCTGAGTGAGAGTGAACGTAATTCACTCCAAAACGAATATATGGGGTACGTGAATGAAGCATTGAAACTACGGGATGAACTTGCCGCAGCTACCGGATACGACAAGGCTGGCAGCAGTTCCAAGCAGTCGGCCTCCAGCCGCGGATTCGGTACAGAAATGACGCACGAGGATGCCGGGGAACTGAGTGGGCGGTTTACAGCCGTGTATGAGTCCAATCTTCGTATTGAGACGGCAGAACAGCAGCAAACGGTAGCTATTACCGAACTGCGAGGTTCCATCGGCTCCCTGACATCACAAGTGACCGGTCTGTACAACATTGCCGACGAGACACGTACTATCCTGGCCAATTCCTATTTGGAGTTACAGCAAATCAGAGAGAACACAGGCGAAATTGTCAAACCTATCAAACAGATGCAGGCCGACATTGCCGAAGTGAAACGTAATACAGCAAGATTATGACAGGAGATTTATTTATTAACGGGAAGGATGCCTGGAGCACATGGGGTGTCCGCATGGGTGACGGTTTTCTCGATGCTATCGACGGATTCAATCAGATGAAAGACTACATCGAAGATGAGAGCCGTCTGGAGCACGGGAAGCGAATAATAACCGACAATGCAAAAGTAGCATCGCGTGAAATCACTCTCCAGTTCACCATAGAAGGAGACTCAGAAGGTGACTATCGGACAAAGAAGAAAGCCTTTCAGTCAGAACTGGAGAAGGGAGCCGTAAACATCAAAATCCCCGCTCTTGGGAGCGAAGTCTTCAAGCTGGTTTACCTGGGGAAAAGCATCTCTTACGGGTTAAGTATTGACAGGTGTTTCGGTAAGGTTTCAAGTAAGTTTTGCGAACCGAATCCCATGGACAGAAGCGAATAACAAACATTTCCTTTATTGTTTCAAATGGAAGTCCGGATTTTTAGGGCTTCCATTTGTTATTTATGAACTTTGGGGATATGATTGAAATTAAGGACATATCCGGAAAAACAAGGTTCTCTACCCCTATCAACAAAGGGGCGAAGGGAAAGTTTACACTGATGAAAGAGGACTACATCGTTCTCCCCTTTTCCGTGCCTGAACCTATATATTTTAAACTTGGTGACTATGTAGACCTTTCTGGGGTTCTGGATGATTCTCTGGGCGGATTACTTTCAAAAGTATATGAGGTAACTGACTTGCAGAAACCTTCTTTCAATGCTTCTACCGCTGGATATGATTATGAGCTGAAACTGGATGCTTACTACTGGAAGTGGAAAAACAAAATTTTCAAATACACTCCTGAACATGCTGGATATGAAGCGTCATGGTCTCTCACCGCAGCCCTTGATGTACAGCTTGGTGTGTTCTTACGTAACCTGAAAGCTTTGGGATATACCTATAAGGGAAAAGAATTCGTATTTGAAATAGATTCAACAGTAGAGAATAAGGCAGTTGCAATGACGTATGACAATATGAACCTGCTGGATGCCTTATTCTCAATGGCGGGTGAGGATAAGTGGAACTGTGATTGCTGGATAACGGACAACGTAATTCATTTTGGGCGAAACGAATTCGGTGATGCCGTGAAAATCGAGTTAGGGGCTGAAGCGTCTGCCATGACTCGCAGTGAGAGCAAAGGCACTTATGCCACCCGCATTTATGCATTCGGATCTACAAGAAACATACCTGAGAACTACCGTTCCATTGAAGAGCAGACGGTAGTAAACGGAGTTGTGCAAAGACGACTTATGCTTCCCGCTGGTACGCCATACATAGATGTGTATCCTGACATGAGCCAGGAAGAAGCAATTGAAGACATCGTGGTATTTGACGAGGTATATCCCCGACTTGAAAGTACGATGTCAAGTGTATCTACGAGGACGGAAACCGTTACAAATGAAGACGGAGGTCAGGAAACCGTGACTTACTATCGCTATCGTGATACTGGCCTGAATTTCTCCAAGGACTACATACTTCCGGGACAAGAGCTGACAATTATCTTTCAGTCCGGCAAAATGAATGGATTGGAGTTCGGTGTTATTTTTGACCCGGACAACAACGGAAGCCAGCTTTGGGAAATTGTCCGCAGCGAAGACTACGGACGTCCATTGCCGGATGATACCATATATCCTGAAAATGATGACAAGTATATCCTTTCCGGTTTTGATCCAAAGTTTGTTTCTGTACAAATGATTCCGGACGCGGAGCAGGAACTGAAAGAGAAGGCACAGGAGATAGCAGACCAGCGAAAAAAGGACGATGGTACATACTACACTACCCTCCGGTCAGAATGGGTTAATGAAGACAAGCTGAAACGCTTTTTCGAGTTCGGGCAAAAGATAAACCTGGTCAATAAAGCCTTTTTTGAGAATGGCCGTGAAAGCCGTGTTCTCGGATGGGAGTTTAACCTTGACATTCCATGGGATTCTCCGGTATATACTATTGGGGAAAGTATGCCCTACTCTCGCCTTAATGATGTGGAAGAGAAACTGGAGTCGATTACGTATAAAGGGCATACTTATGTTGGAGGCGGAGGAAGTAGCATATATGTGATTAAGACCAATGATTCTACTGCCCCATCGGACAGTAACGTATTTTCGGCAAAACGGTCACTTGCAACATTATTGAGAAAGGACAAGGAAGACCAGACAAACTATCTCATTAAGCTTCTTGGCGGTATCATATCTCCTTTCCTGGAATCAATTGACTTCGTGACCGGAATGATGGGTGCTGGTATGTCATTCTCTTCAGAAAAGGGCGGCGAGTCTGTCGGATGGATTGACAAACTGTACGTGCGCAAGAAAGCTATCTTCCAGTTACTTTCAATAATGGAGACCGAGCTGGCCGGAGCTTCCTTCATGTTCAACGCCAGCGGGGCCAGAGCAACGATTACTAAGGTCGAGTTT